ACAGCTTAAGACTACCGCCGTCAAATAGCTTTACGGGATACTAAGGAGACTTTATGCCAGATAATATGGACTACACAGAAGAGCAGAATAAAAAGCTCGATAAAGAGATTGAGTCTGCTCAAACTCCTGCTACATCAATACTAACTAAGCCCATTGATCTGGGAAAAGGTTCTGATGAAGAACTTTACGAGCGAGAAAGGAAAGTTACAACTAAGCTCGTTAGCATGTTTGAAAAATGGGAAGCCTGGCGGAGACCTCTTGAAGATAAATGGAATCAAATTTATCGTCTTTACTTCAATGATGATAATGAACTGAAGACTCCTACCCGTGCTAAGATCTTTGTTCCCATGACATTCAAATTGATTGAAGCAGCTTTGCCAATCATAATGAATACGATCTTTTCATCCGAAAGTATTTTTGAAGTTATGCCGACTAACCCAGAAGACCAATCTCTTGCCGACGTTATCCAACTCCTCCTTGAATACCAACTAACCCAAGCCAATTTCTACGTTAAATTTCTTGACTTTACCAAGCAGATGCTCCTGTACGGAACATCTTATTTTAAAGTCTATTGGAAAGTTAAGCGTCAATGGGTATGGGAAAGGGAACCTATTAGAAAGAACATCAGCTTTTTTGGTATACCTGCAGGAAATAAGATTGTAGGATGGAAAGAAGATAAGAGTTATAAGGTTGTTGACCGCAGGCCAGAAGTTGATACGCTTGATATCCTCGATGTATTTCCTGATCCAGACTCTACTCAGGTCAATGAAGGTAAAGGCGTATTTATTCGTACGTATATGAGTAGTGAGGACATAAGAGAGCTAGGAGCTGGGCCTCGTCCAGTCTATGCTAATACCGATCATGACAGCCTTAAATCAAAACGTCACGATAATTCTTATGCCGATACTCGCCAGTACCGCCTAACTACCAGAGGCATGAGCAGCGGCGGAAGTGACACACGGAATGTAGAGGTTCTGGAATTTTACGGGAAGTATGACTTGGATAATGATGGTATAAGAGAAGAAGTCTACATCGTTATTGCTAATCGCCAAGTCCTCCTGAAAGCTACAGCCAATCCTTTCCACCACCAGAAATGGCCTTTGGTTAAGTCAACTCTTTTTGCCGTTCCAATGGAGTGGTATGGAATTGGTATAGTAGAACCAGTCATGAGCCAGCAGCATGAGCTTAACACCTTGCGACGTCAGCGCCTTGACAATATAAATCAGATACTTAACGCTATGTACAAGGTGAAAGATACTGCTGACATTGATCTTAACTCTCTTGTCTCTACTCCTAGCGGTATTATCATAACAAGTGAAATGGATGGACTAGAAGTTCTTAGACCGCCAGATGCTACTGGAGCAGCTTACCAAGAAGCTCAGTCTCTGATGTCTGAGATGGAAGATACTACGGTTACTCAGGCTGCTCAAGGCAATCCAGCATCTGGAAGACTTGGACGTACCTCTTCTGGGGCTAGAATGATTATAGCTCAATCACTAGAAAAATTTGGAACAGCAATTAGGCTGATAGAAGAAACAGCCATTAAACGTGTCCTAAGGATGTTTCACCAATTAAACCTTCAGTTCTTAGATGATGACGACATCCTCAGAGATCCAGGGATGTATGGTCACTTGTTCGCTGCAGATGTTACGCCAGAAATGCTAAGAGCTGAAGTTAAGTTTAAAATGCTTGGTATAAGTGAAATGGTAGGCAAGGAAGGCAAGATAAACCAGATCGCTTCATTTCTTGGTATGTTCAAGGATACAATGACTCCTGAAGAGTTGGCTACCACAAAGGTCAAGATGTGGAAGCTCATGGGATTTGACTCAACTGAAATGGGCGGAGGACAAGTCGGCCTTCCAATGAATCCAGAAGCCAACAATGATATGTCACAAATTTTAGGCAATAGTGCTACAGGAGGTAACGACGCAATAGCAAACGAAATTGCTAGAAATGGCGCTGAAGTTGCGCCACCGCAATCAACACAGGGGGCTTAATATGGACGGAAGACAACGTGAGCAACTGAAGCAGCTCATTCAGGACGCTAAAGATTTAAATGACATACTTGAATTACCAGGCTGGAAAAATGTCCTAGAAAAACGTATCAATGCACGAATCGAGGATAAACATAAAGTCTGGCTCAAGGCAAAGACACCAGAAGTAGCAGAAACTTTAAGACTGCGTGTTGCTGGATACCAAGGAATATTCGATATAATCCAAAAGGTACAGCAAGAAGGACGAAACGCAGAAACCCTTTTAAGGAACCCTGAATTTAATCAGGATAATTCCTAAAGGAGAAGTACAATGACAACCGAAAATCAGGAAGCGCCCGTACCAGGGGCGGATAACGTGGATGGAAACGGTGGTGAAGGTCAAGAAGTTATTGACCAATCTGTGGTTCAAGCGCCAGAAGCTACAGAAACCTCTACCGATAATGTAGTTGATGGTGTGACGAACGAGCAACCTCAGACAAACTGGGAAGAGAAGTTTAATCAAACTGAAACTAACTATAAGGAGTTGCAGCGCAAGTTTACGGAAGTTACTCAGGATCGAGCCAGCATGAAGAAAGAGTTCCAGGCTCTCCAAACAGCGCTAAATACTCTGCAGGGTAGTATGAAGGAGATGACTAAGAAGCCTCTTCCGAGTCCCGAGGAGTTTATTAAGGCAATACAGACAGATGGTATCGGAGCTATTCAACCTTACTTAGACGATAAGATAAACCCGTTAAAGGAATCTTACGAAAAAGAGTTAGCAGCGAGAGACGAAAAATTGATGCGTCTAGAAGCAAATCATGAGTGCATGATCCGACGTTCGGATTCAGATAAGTACCCTGACTTTGCCAAACTAGAGCCAGAGATCAAAGCGTTGGCTGCAAGCCCTGACTGTCCAGTTGATTTCAACCGGTCTACGGGCGAGGTAATAGATACCCTCTACAATCTTGTTAGAGCCAAACACAGTTCTGATGCTTTATTAGCGGCCCAGCAGGACGGGGCTAAAAGAACTGAAGCAAGACTCGCTAATGAGTCCAATGCGACTGTAGCGGGCGGTGGAAAAGCTAACACGGTTAGCTCACCGGATTACTCAAAAGTAAAAGATGTAGACAAATTACGTTCTATGCTTATTGACAGGTTTGGTATAGCTGACCGTGATTAAATCTAAAAGAGGTAAATAATCATGGCTCTCAATACTAACTTAACTACTACTGGCGGTTTTACAAACGCAATAGCGACTTACTATGACCGCCGCTTGCTGGATCGGTTGGAGAAAGATCTTTATTTCGACCAATTCGGTGAGAAGAAACCCATGCCTAAGATGTCTGGTAAAGTCATCCAATGGCGTCGGTATTCTAACTTTGCTGCTAACACGACTCCGATGACCGAAGGTACTATCCCTAACGGGCTTACCTTGGCGTCTACGGCGATCACGGCGACTCCTCTCCAATACGGAGACTATGTTGCTATGTCTGATCTCCTGCGTTTGCACGCCATTGACCCGGTTATCGAAGGTGCGCAAGATGTGCTGGCGTATCGTGCGGCGTTGTCCATTGACACAATTATTCGCAACTCCCTTGACGGGAATTTGACCGATCAGTTTGCTGCTGGCGTTGCTGCCGAAGTTAACGTGGCTGCCAACTTGGTTGCGTCCGAAGTTCGTAAAGCTCGTACTGCTCTCAAAGCGGCCTCTGTCCGTGAGATCGGTTCTGAGTACCAAATGGTGATTCATCCGCATCAGGAGTATGACTTGCAGGGTGATACCGCTACTGGTGGCTGGCTTGACATCAATAAGTACACGTCCAGCACGCCTATGCTCAAAGGTGAAGTCGGGAAAATCTACGGAACTCGTGTCGTTGTTTCCCCGAACATCCTTGTGAACGCAAACGCTGGTGCGGCTGGTGTTGACACTTACCATGCGTATATGTTTGGTAAGAGCTGCTACGGGATCGTGGATCTTGCTGGCGGAAACCTGAAGACCTATGTGAAACAGCTCGGCTCTTCTGGTGTTTCTGACCCGTTGGATCAGATCTCTACGGTCGGACACAAATTCATGCACGTCACGAAAGTTCTGGATGCCACTCGTGGTATTCAGATCTATACTGCGTCTGGATTCTAATTAAAAGTCCTAGTGTGGTTAGTACTGAGTATTCGGGCCTAGCCACACTAGGCACAATTTTAGGAGGCTCTAATGGCTAAAGACATGGAAAAAGAAGATATAAGCATGGATGAGAATACTACCGGTAAACGAATCCAAGTCCAGCCTGACATGCTACTCGATGAGTTCGAGTTGCCTTTGAATGAACTGTTAGATCAATTTAAGGCCGGGGATTCTGGTAAGGTTATAATTCCTGTTGATGTCCTTAGAGTTGACAATGAGAAGGTTAGGTTCAAGAAGAAGGGGTCAGCTGAGACATATGGCTCGTTTAAGGATAGACCGCTGGAAGAAGTTAGAGAAGATATTGGCGTAGCGGAGGACTAATGGCGCAGCGTTGGAGATCTCCACAGTTTCCACCTGCTAATGGTGATGATCCGTCTCGTTCGCCAGATACAGAGGCCAGAAGTTTACTAGGGGCCGACTCTGAGGGGAAGACTAGACGGCTACTCGTAGACGAGGAGAATAACCTTCTTGTTCGTGACGTATCTAGTGGCGTGTATGACCTACAAGTATTGTCGGTTGGTACAACAGGTGCGATTAACCACGAAACTTTGACAACTATTACTAACTATGTTGCCTCAGCCGATATGAAGTTGTCTAAAGTTAGCTGCTCTGGTGATGGGCCAGCTGATTTTACTCTACTGATTGACACAACTACGATTGATACTAAGAGATCTAGTACAGGTGATCTGGATAAAGAGTTTAAATTTGATGATCCCCTTCCTGTTTCGTCAGGATCTACGATATCAGTT